CCGCTGGACTACGAAAAGGAAGCTTGTCGCCTGTAGGATGTCATGAAGTCAGGATGGAGCAGGACAACGATGGTTTGATTGGCTGGCCTGTGTACCAAAAAGGTTGGGCAGATCTGAATAAGGACACTGCCGTAAGACTACTATTAAGTTCAGGGGTGGACACTAGAAAGCTAGTCGGCTCTAGTGTAGTCGATCCGCGCACGAACGAAATGCGAAAGGCGAGTAATATCGATGCGATTGCTTACGTATTAGATAATACCGTCATATCCGACCCTTCCGCCATGCCATCCATAGTTACGTTGCTTGCAAGAATTCAGAAACACGGTTGGAAAAAGGAAGCTGATACAGTAGTACCTAAAAAGTCTAAGACCAGATCAGTTTATCCAAACGCCGCACTCGCCGGTATGATTGAAGCTATGGTAGGTACACCATTAATTAAAGAATTACAAAGACTCAAAGTTCCATTCATGCCCAGCCTTCTCGACAAACCTAACCGAGTCGAAATTGTTAAAAATTTAATTACCAAAGGTCATGCCGAGAATTACGAGTTTTTATCACTTGACGAAAGTCAATATGATGCTACTGTCATAGGAGCTGCTTTAGCGACTATGATGTATTATGCAATAAGGCCATTCTATAAGGCGGATTATTATGATTGGGTGGATTTTGCAATTTATTGTTTATGCTATAAGTACATAATTGCAGACACATCATTATGTTCCATTTCGTCTGAGGAATTTGGGAAGGCTAAACAAGTAGCTCCTAACTTTGAAACTGGACCTTTTACTATTTTTGGAATGGTTGATGGTTTGATATCTGGTGCTAAATTAACTCATGTGGGTGGCTCTTTCTATGGAGGCGTCGTTATCCATTACTGTATTCCGGTAATCTTAGGTTTCCAACCGATGCTTGGTGTACAGGCTGGCGACGACTGCGTATTCGCTTATCCGAAGGACCGGGTAGACTATAGTAGTATGGAGAAAACTTATGCTCCAGTCGAAGAAGCAGCTAAAGTCGTTGGGATTGAGATTAACAGTTTGAAGCAAATCTGGATCGTTGTAGCAAACGAACTAGTTAACGTATTCTTGCAGGACGTATATCATGAAGCTAGCAATACTTGGGGTACCGGTTCAATCTTCCGACCTCTAACAGCGGTTTTCTTTTCTGAAAGAAACAAGGGTCTTAGTATAGCCGAACAATTTATGGCTGAGATCGCGCGCATGAACCAAGGATCGGACTGCGCGTTTG